ACAGATGTATCTTTTGAACATATGTCGACTAACCCAGTTCAAATTTCATTCAGGAAACCAGAACGAGAAGATAAATACATCACCGATATTCCAATCGGTCCTTTTGGTAATTATTCCGCAATGGATATGGGCAACTAATCATGGCACTCAACCCGCGCGCAAGCAATTCTGGCAGCGCCAATCTCAGCCATGAGCCAGGTGGAATTTTTGAGGGAAAGATAACCCTCGTCTACGGCGATGGCACAGTCCGCGTATTTGTCAGAATGCTTGGAATTAATATCGGGCCATGTCGCGTTGTGGGCAAAGAGTACGATGAACAATTTGCAATCAACGACGAGGTGCTCGTTGCATACTTAGACAACCGCAAGAGTGAGATGGTCGTTATTGGCCGATTGACAGAGCGTCTTGGAGCAGAGGCAGCGACTACCGAGCCGATTGGCCATGAGGACAAGACCGAAAGCACAATATCATTCGTTAATGCAACTCGCATCTTCACGATTGCGCCAGTCGGTGATTCTTTTCATGTTTGGTGTGTCGGTAAGCGGTATACAAAGACGTCGGCCGAAAGCATTACACTCCCTGCAGTATCTGGGCTCTACTACATCTACTACAGTAATGCTGGCGTTCTGTCATACAAAACAACCTATTTCACTTGGGACCAGGATGCACCAACAGCCTATATTTACTACAACTCCGCAACCGGAGAGGCTGAGTTTTTTGCCGACGAACGACATGGAGTAACCCTAGATTGGGCCACGCATGAGTATTTGCACAGAACCCGTGGCGCCTCACTGGCTGACGGATTAGGCGCAAGCGGATATACCCTATCGGGAACGGGTAGTTCTAATGCCGATATGCAAATCAGCATTGAAAACGGAACGTTCTTTGACGAAGACCTTGAAGTAAATATCACCCATAGCGCAACACCAACAGCAAACACTTGGGAGCAAAGACTTCAGTCTCCTGCGTATATCCCGATGTTTTATCGGTCCGGCTCAGGCGGAGCATGGGTGCTTGATACAGCAACCGCATATCCAGTCAAGTATGGCTCTGCTCGTGCAACTTACAACCTATCCTCTGGCGGAACATGGTCTACGCCAGATATGACGAGCGGCAAGTTCGGCGTAACATGGGTTGTTGCTACGAATAACCTAAATGAGCCCATCATTGGAATCCTCGGGCAGACCATGAGTGACAACATTGGCCAGGCAGAAGATGTTTCTTATGCCGACCTAGACCTGACTGGTTTGCCAATTGTTGAAATTCGACCTCTGTATAAGTTGATTTACGAGACAAATACCGGATACACCAATGCGGTAAAATCACGGCTCGCCGGAATTGCAGATATCCGAGTGAACCAAGCAATAAATTTTGGTATCGGCGCTGGCGCCCTCTCATCACTTACGGATGTAAGTCTCACCACTACGGTGGCAAATGATGTTCTGACATACGATGGCTCTTCGTGGACAAACTCAAGTAGTTTGAATGTATCGTCTTTGGGCATTTCTGGACAACTAACACTCGGAACATCAGGTTCGTTGATTTTTGAAGGTTCGTCCGACGATGCATACGAAACGACATTCCAGATAACAGACCCAACGGCTGATAGAACAATCACATTTCCAAACAATACGGGAACTGTCGCGTTTTTGGCTGACACAACATACATTGGAACAACCGCAGTTACCCTAAGTCGTGCATCGGCAAACCTTGGACTTACAGGCATAACTAGCATAGCAATGCCGGGCTCTACGAGTGGGAATTTGACAATCCAACCAGCAGCCATTGCAGGAACAGTAACAATTACGTTTCCGGCCACGACCGGAACGGTCGTCACAACTGGCGACACTGGGACAGTTACCAGTACGATGATTCTGGATGGCACAATTGTTAACGGCGATATTAGTGCTTCTGCTGCGATTGCCGATACAAAACTTGCAACAATTTCAACAGCACTTAAGGTTTCAAACTCTGCAACAACCGCCACCTCGTCAAATACGGCAAGCGCAATTGTGGCGCGAGATGCCTCGGGGAACTTTACTGCTGGAACTATTACGGCAGCACTGACTGGTAATGCATCTACATCCACCAAGGCTGGTTCATTGGGTAATGGCGGCACTGGCGGAAGCGCAATGACATTCAATTGGTCTGGCCAATCTGGCCAACCAACCTGGCTTTGGGGTGGTAACGACGTATCCAATATGTATGTCTATAACCCAAGCAACTTCAGCGTTAGTTATGCAGCATCTGCAGGAACAACAAACGGCGGAGGCATAGGCATTGCTTATCCAAACGCAACGGTTGGTGGTGGTGCTGCTAACTATATTGGCTTTCGTTGGGCAAACCCCGTCGTTAACTGCACTGTAGATAATGTCATTTCGGCAGAAGCCGCAAACTTCTCAGATAGACGACTGAAGACAAATATTGCTGATTTTACTCTAGGAATTGACTCGGTTCGTAATTTGCGTCCAGTCAGTTTCAACCCCCTGGATATAGTTAATTTCACCGATGAGGGGGAGCCAGTAATCGGTGACAATGACCCGTATGACCAAATGCTTGGTTTTATTGCCGACGAAGTTGCCGAGGTAATACCATCGGCAGTAAGTGGCACTGGAGTGCAACTGAAGAGCGTTAGTACACTGCAAATACTCTCCGTTGCCGTCGCAGCAATCAAAGAAATGGATGCTACGATTACGCTCTTGAAGCAACGGATAGAGACACTGGAGAACAAATGAGCGACATGCAGATTGACGTCAATAAGATTATTGAATCTTTGACAAACCAGATTGCACAGCAAGCGCAGAGGATTGCCGTGCTTGAAGCATCAATTGCATCACTTAAAACAACCATTTCGGCAACTCAAACAATTAGCGAATTACCTTCTGAGTAGAATTTTATCTACGGAATCCGTGGGCTACTTGATGCTGTATTATTGCAGTGCGCCCTGGAGGAAGCAATGGACACAATCAAACTGCCAATTGAGTACAATATTAATGGGTTCAACAAATTAGTCGACGGTACAGACGATTATTATAAGCAATTACTGTCAATCACGGCACGCCTTGAGCCTGGTGTTCAGGTCGTTTACCCCGAATTCGGCGTGTTTGACCCCACATTCAATACGGCGGATAGGGGAAAATTCCTTATTAATGCATCACGATATGTCCCCGAAGTACGAATTGTTGCTATTGAGAGCCTGGAGACAGACGATGGTCAATCATTTTCCTTTACGTTCGTTAGGCGGTCCTAATGCCTGCTGATTTTTCTAGGTACGTGAATCTAACAATCCACGACGTCAATACATCGAGTCTTTATCGTCAGATGATAGAGGTCGCTCGCTCCGTGATGCCGGAGTTTAATCTTCGTCGCGGAACCGTTGAGGATTCCATATTCCAATCAATGGCCTATACGGGCGCGATAGCAACCAATGCCATTAATAGGGTTCCTGATGGCCTCATGCAGGGGCTTGTCTCACTTTTTGGATTCCAACGCAACTTTGGTACACGGGCCACAATAACCGCTACTGTCACACTTTATGGAACTGCTGGCGCAGCAATACCAGTTGGAACACAATTTAGATACAGGTACGTGGATGCAACAAATGGAACATTCACTGACTTTCTCTTCGTAACATCGGAAGACACAATTATTACGGCAGCAGCAACGCCGACGGGAACCGTAGAGTTAACGTGTGACGTTTTTGGTGAAATACCGATTGCTGATGTTGGTACGACACTGTTGCCACTAAGTGTTGACACAGACATCAATACCGTAGTCGTTGATAGTTTCTCCAACGGAACTAATGCCCTCACGGACGCCGAGTATCTTGATAGCGCCAAAACCTTTCTAGAGTCAATTTCGACAACCTACGTGACGGCAAAGCAGTTAGAGGCTGCGATTTTATCAAATTTTGAATATGTAGCAAGGTGCAAGGTTTTTGATTTAATGGATGCAAGTTCCGACAGGGGTGTATCGGTCTTTTTGCCAAACACCTCACGGAACGTTTCGTCATCTTCGTACAAGGGCTACGTTTCCATCTTTGTTTATGGATTTGGAAGGACCCTAACAAATAGTGAGTTATCCAGTATTCAGTCGTTTGCCGCAAATTCATCAATGGCTGGATTGGACATTGAGGTAGTCAACTTCCAGACAGTGACTCCAACAATATCGGTTACGGCGTCCTATAATTCTACTTTTAGCCAATCGCTCACGATTGAGGCAATCAAGGTTTCCCTTTCCGAATATCTATCGACGCAGTATTTTCCGTATGATGAAATTAGCATTTCGTCACCGCGCCTTCGCTCTACCGTTTTGTCAAATCGCCTTCTATCTACTGTTGTCGGCCTAGTGTCCGTAGACTCCATATCCATATCTCCGCCAACAGATTTGACGTACACTGTTCTTTCGTCTGGTAATACGGCCGGACAAGATGCAGTCGTAACAACATCTGCCGTACATGGCCTAGTGGCTGGCCAGCGCGTACGACTAGGCGGAAGCAATGATTATGACGATGAATCAATCGCAGTAAAATCAACGCCAAGTACAACGACGTTTACGATTGAGACAAACTACAACACTGACGTAACGAGTGCTGTTGGCATGTATAGATATTTTCACGAAACATCCGGCTCGCAATCAACTCTGAATTTCCTCAACAGGGGCGTTTTGCCAAGTGTTTCGGTAGATGATATTTCCGTTACATTGAGCGCGGAGACACTGTAGTGCCTTACGTTGATAATTTTATTAGCCGTGATAATTCGCTGTACGTTCTCGATGACGTCGAGACACCACGCTCATACGACCAGTTTGATTTTTCATCCTTGACTGATTGGAGTAGCACAAACTCATCGGTTTCAATTGTTTTGGACAATCGCGAATATCCGCTTTTTTACACATTTAAGATTCTGCCCAATAACTCAAATACCGTCACAGTTGAAATTAATAATGTAATAATTGGCGGAGTCAATATAAGTAATTTAAATAATATGGAACTTGTCGGCCATGCTTTAGTAAAGTGTTCTAGTTCTTTTTCAGCGAATACCACACTTGCCGTTCGTTCTGATGTATCCTCAAAGAACGATTCTTCGTCGAAAACAACAAACGTCAATCCCGGAATTCAGACAGCCATACGTTCTGGTTCTATTGTTGTTAACAAAAATAAATCAACAACAATAACTAGCGCGTACGGTAATGGCTCATACATCAAATATGATGCAATAAATTCGTATTCAGTGGGTGACTCAGTACTGATATTTAATACAGGAAACTCATCATTCAACTACACAACAACTCCGGCCACAGTCCAGTATGCAACATCAGGCATGTTTACGGTTTCCAGCAGTGCAGTCGGATATGTTGAACCAACCTCATCATACTCCCATAAATTTAATGCGAACGCAGATGAGGTATCTAAGCCATTTGCGGAATACGCTGGAGAGAATCTAACCGCTTCATTGGGTTTTTCTTTTAGCGGACATGATGGAAATCCAATTTACCTAACCATACCAACGATTGTCGATATGAGTAGGGTCTTTATGTCATGGGCAACCAAAATGTCACTTGAGACTACGCCACAGGTATTCCGCGAAATAGATGAGGTAAGTACCCCATCCTGGCCCATGGCGCGCCTTATTCACTCAGTGAGCGCAAGCGTTGAGGATGTCATTGACAAAAGTATTTTGATTTCACGTACGGACCCAGTACAACAACCTGGATTTGTTGATGTTGATGATGACTACAATAAAAGTTATTTAGTTGACCCAGAAATTGCGCTACCAAAGTATTACGATTGGCTGCTTCAATTTATTGGCCAAACTCGCTCGTACTCAACAATTTCCTCAAACAAAGCCGCCGACTACAGGGCGACCATAAAGGTTAGATGCGCAACAACGGCGAACATAACTATCGCAACAGCACTCAATAATCTTGACTCCATAGACGGAGTAACGCTTACCACGGGTGACCGTGTGCTTGTCAAGAATCAGACAACCGCGAGTGAGAATGGTATTTATATTGTTGATGCCTCCCCCACGCGATGGGACGGAATGCCAGCGTCATCGGCGAGCATTTCATCCATATCGCCAGTAACCCCATCGCTTGGCTACTCACAAATCACCACAAGCGCGGCGCATGGTTTTTCTGAAGGAGAAGCAGTTGTCATTGCCGGTGCAACGCCCTCTGGCCATAATGGTGAATATAGAATTTACTCAGTTCCAACTTCAACAACATTTGTTGTTGAATCCATGGAGGTTGCTTCAGCAACCCTATCCTCAGCAACAGCAAAACGAGCAGTTGATGTAGACGCGGCAGATTTGATTTTTGTTCGTGAAGGAACAGTCAACAGGATGACGATGTGGTCAGCATCGGGCGCGAGTTGGCCAGTAATTGGGACTGACTCCTTGGCATTTGCCGTGGAGCAGGTTGCTGCCATAGCAGCAACTACTGAAAATATCACTATCGCTAGTGCACTCAACAGCGGAGATGTAATTGATGGCATTACCCTTGCAACTGGTGACTATGTCTTGGTAAAAAACCAGACAACTGCTTCGGAAAATGGAATCTACAAGGTTGACTCAACACCAACACGAGCAGAGAATATGGCATCTAGCCTCTCATTGACCTCTGGTTTCCGTACATATGTCTGGGGGTCTGGAACAACGAATACAGAGACAATGTTCACCCTTGACGACGATGGCGTAGTGGGGACCGACGCACTTGAGTTCACTGCCACAGAAAAACCATTTGCCTGGGATGATGAAGATGATTTCAAGCAGTGGCAACTCCTCAACAAATATCTCGGCTACAAGGCGGGTTCACTTGAGTCGATTGAGGAAACTGTTAAAAGATATTTGATTGGAGAAAAGCAGGTTCTCATTGTGTTGGACCCGCCGTTCGAATTTATTGTTTATACATTGCGTGACGAGACTCCCGGAATTTATTACACATCTAGCGCAATTACTACATCCGAAGTTATAACAAATGCTTTATCCATAATTAAACCAATGGGTTTTGCGGTAACACACGAAGCGCTCAGTGCTTTCGATACATTCATTATTGGAACTAGTACAATTGGTACAGGACGATTGGGGTAGTTATGCCATTGAGTGGATTTAAAGATTTTCAAACTGGGAATATTCTCTCGGAAGGTGACATAGACGCCTATCTCATGCAAGGCGTTCTCGTCTTTGTTGACGCAAGTGCCAGAAATACTGCACTAGGGACAATGGATGGTGCTGGCGGCCTATTTGCTGGTCGCGCCGTCTACCTGACCACGCCAAATACATTCCAAGTATGGAATGGTTCTGATTGGGTGAATGTTGCTACCGAAACTTATGTAACAAGTGCCGTTGCCGCCATTCGTGACCCACTCATTCGTCTTTATATGGACGCTGGGCTAAGCATGATGTAGTAGAATTGACATACCGGGAGGTTGGTATGTCAATAAAATTTATCAAAGATACAGTAGAGCGTGCAGTTTCGGCATTTATTGCTGCATATCTTGGCGTATGGGTTGAAGCAGGCTCAGACTTTGATGCCCTGGCCAATAGTGAACATCTGAAGGTTGGTGCTGTTGCTGCAGCAGCCATTGTCGCTGCTGCCCTTGGACTCAAGAAAGTCGGCCCCAACAAGGATTCCGGCTCTATTCTCTGACACTCCTATCAGCAGATACTTCCCTCATCTACAATGTTGTAGGCATCAGAGGAGAGTAACCCATGCTTGCAGGAATTTATAACATCACGTGCGAACAGGGCTCGACATTTAGTCGTATTATTACTGTCGAATATCCAGACCCAGCGGATGCCAGCAGTATGCTGCCATTTGATTTCACTGATTATACGGCGAGAATGCAAATCCGCAGGACTATTGAATCCTCTGTGGCCATGATTGAACTAACTACCGAAAATGGCGGAATCACATTTACTGATGAAGAAAACGGAGAACTTACCGTTTACATGACAGATGCCGAGACTGCCGCACTTGAAACAAGCGGCGTCTATGACATAGAAATTATCAATGATGCTGGCGAGGTATCAAAACTACTCAAGGGAGCATTTACCCTGCTTCCAGAGGTCACGAGATGAGCGGTGTTCCCAATACTGTCAATATACAACAAGATTCCCCAAATACCGTAACCGTAAATCAAGATGACCAAAATCTGGTAACTGTCAGAACTGTTGTAAACAATGTAACCGTTACGACAGGCTCAATTTCTCAGGGTTCAACCAAGCGATACGTACATAACCAAGGAACTGCCTCGTCTACCTGGACCATCACACATGTTCTTGGTGGTCGTCCGCAGGTAACTATCGTGGATTCTGCAGGTACGGTTGTCTATGGTGAGATACAATATTTATCAAATACCGAAATTCGGGTACTTTTTAGTGCGGCGTTCTCCGGCTACGCATACTTGACCTAAAGGACATTCAAAATGGCGCAGAAGTTCCTCACAAATATTGACCTCAATCAGAACCAAATCGTCAATGCAACTTTTGAGGTACTTGCGAGCGACCCGGGAAGTGGGAACTTTGAAGGTCGTCTGATTTATAACAGCACGACAGACACTATTAAAGTATACGCAAATGGTGCATGGCGCTCGTTGCCGCATACCGTATCTGCCGGTGGCTCATATACCGATGCACTGACGGTTAGCGAATCCAATGGAACAATTACGCTCACTCTAAATCTTGCGGACACCGACAGTGCTGGTCTTCTATCGTCAACCTTCTGGAACTTACTTGATAGTGCAACATCGGATGCAACTGCTAGCAAACTAGCAAAACGCGATGCAAATGGCAATATCAAGGTTGCCGAACCAACCGACGCTGCTCATGCCGCAACAAAAGGCTATGTCGATGGCGTGCGCTCTGGGCTGGATGTCAAGCAATCCGTGCGTGTCGCCACAACAGCAGCACTGACACTCTCGTCCGACCTAGAAAACGGCGATACCGTTGATGGCGTAACGCTCGCTACTGGCGACCGAGTCCTCGTCAAGAACCAGGACACCGCTTCAGAAAACGGCATATATGTCGTCAAGGCGTCTGGCGCACCAGACAGAGCAACTGATGCTGATTCAAGCGCTGAAGTAACTGCTGGAATGTTTACCTTCGTTGCTGAAGGTACGACAAATGGTGATACCGGGTGGGTACTAACCACCAACGACACAATTACCCTAGGTACTACTGGGCTTACATTTGCTCAATTCTCTGGGGCTGGCCAAATCACCGCTGGTGATGGTCTCACCAAGAGCGGTAGCACGCTCAATGTCGGTGCTGGAACAGGCATTACCGTCAATGCCGACACTGTTCAAATCTCCGCAACATATGCTGGTCAATCAACCATCACAACCCTGGGCACTGTTACTGCCGGAACATGGAATGCAACTGCAATTGCAGTTGCCTACGGCGGTACGGGGGCTACAGACGCGGGAACTGCGAGAACAAACCTTGGACTCGCTATCGGCACTGACGTCCAGGCATATGATGCTGAACTAGCAGCACTTGCTGGCCTAACGTCAGCGGCCAATAAACTACCGTATTTCACGGGCTCCGGCACAGCATCCTTGACTGACATCACATCACAGGCACGAGGCTTGCTTGATGACACAAGTTACTCAGATATGCGTACGACGCTTGGTCTGGCCATTGGGACCGATGTCCAAGCATATAACTCAACTCTTGCGGCCGTTGCTGGCGGAACATATACTGGCGATGACAGCATCACGACTGTTGGCACAATTACTAGTGGTGTCTGGAATGGCACCGATGTCGCAATTGCCGATGGCGGTACTGGCGCCAGCACTGCCGCCAACGCACGAAATAATCTTGCAGAAACATCAGCAAGTGGTCTGACTACCAGTACGCCAACCCTGGCCCGTATTGCCTCCCAGGGCTGTGCGGCGTCAAGTGGTGGCGTATCGAGCACTATAGTGGTGCACAACTTTGGAACCACTAGCGTTATTGTTCAGATATTTGAGGTAGCAACTGGCGCCACTGTCTACGGCGATATTACCCGCGATAATACAAACCAGGTGACGGTTGTTCTCAATGGCACCATTTCTCTCGGTGACTACAAGATTGTCGTAACTGGGTAACAAATCATTGACCTTGCGGGGTCACTTAACGTAGGACGATTGAGGTCGTGGCGCAGAAATTTACAGTACCCATTACAGTCAAGCAGTTATCATCTGCTGGTTCTGACGCCATAACCGTCTACGTTGACGCAGATACTTATGCTCGCCTCAAAATAGAGGCTGGTGGTCGCCTCGTATGGGGTCCTGGTGATGGTTCGCTGGACACGAATCTATATCGTGATGAAGCAAACGTCTTAAAAACCGACGATACATTCAAGGCATCAGCGCTATTCGTTGACGGAATAGAGATTGATACCTCTGGGGCTACCAGTGCGCAGGCGCTTGTTTATGATGGCACCAAATTTGTACCCACGACGGCGGTTGGGCCGCAAGGGCCGCAAGGGGATACCGGTGCTCAAGGTGCAACTGGTCCGCAGGGAGCCACTGGACCACAGGGACCACAGGGGGATGTGGGTGCACAGGGTGCTCAGGGTCCACAAGGTGCGACAGGCTCACAGGGAGCGACCGGCGCTCAGGGGGCTACTGGACCACAAGGCGCTCAGGGCGCAGTCGGTCCGCAGGGAGCAACCGGAGACACCGGACCCCAAGGTCCGCAGGGAGCAACCGGAACACAAGGCGCTACTGGACCTCAAGGCGCTACAGGAGCAGAAGGACCACAGGGTCCGCAAGGCGCAACCGGTCCACAGGGAGATACCGGCGCGCAGGGCGCTACTGGTGCGACTGGAGCACAGGGACCACAGGGAGACACTGGTCCTCAGGGCGCTACTGGTGCTCAGGGTGCAACCGGACCCCAAGGTCCGCAGGGCGATATTGGTCCACAGGGTGCAACGGGCGCACAGGGAGCGCAAGGTGCGACCGGTCCACAAGGAGCAACTGGCGATACGGGCACGCAGGGACCACAAGGAGCAACCGGTGCTCAAGGTGCTCAAGGTGCTCAGGGTGCACAAGGAAACTTTGGTGGGGTTACATTCGACTACACCTTTGATTCCAATACCGACCAGACAGACCCCGGTACTGGAAAACTTAAGTTTGATAATGCATCACTGAACCTGTCAACCGAACTCGTCATTGATGATATGGACGACAATTCGACAGACATTCAGTCATATCTACGAACCATCGATGACTCAACAAGTACTATCAAGGGTCACTTCAGGGTGTCAAAGAAGGCGGATTCTTCTGCCTTTGCACTTTTCATAATTTCTTCAATCAGTGAGGAAACTGGATTCTTTAGGGTTATCTCGTCTTATGTAACTGGGTCAAGCACAACCCCATTTTCCAACAACGACGATGTAATCGTCACATTTGCACGGACTGGCGATGTTGGTGCACAGGGCGCAACTGGAGCACAGGGTCCACAAGGCGCAACTGGAGCACAGGGCGCTACGGGTGCGCAAGGACCACAAGGGGATACTGGCGCTCAGGGTGCGACTGGTGCTACGGGAGCACAAGGTCCGCAAGGTGACACTGGAGCACAAGGAGCCACTGGTGCACAAGGCTCGCAGGGAGCGACCGGACCGCAAGGAGCAACTGGTCCCCAAGGAGCAACTGGTACTCAGGGAGCAACTGGTGCTGAAGGTCCACAAGGACCTCAGGGGGCAACGGGTCTTCAAGGGGCGCAAGGCGCTACTGGCGCAACAGGTGCTCAGGGCGATACCGGACCTCAGGGACCACAAGGAGATACGGGTCCCCAAGGGGCGACTGGGGATACAGGTCCGCAGGGTGCAACCGGTCCTCAGGGGGCGACCGGTGCGCAAGGAGATGTCGGTCCTCAGGGTCCGCAGGGAGCCACTGGTGCACAAGGAGCCACTGGAGCACAGGGCGCTACGGGTCCGCAGGGTGCGACAGGACCTCAAGGTGCAACTGGCCCACAGGGACCACAGGGGGATATTGGTCCACAGGGTGCTACTGGGCCTCAGGGCAGTACTGGTGCGCAGGGCGCTACTGGTGCAACCGGAGCACAGGGACCACAGGGTGCTCAAGGTCCTGCTGGTCCAACTGGTTCCATAGATGACCTTTCCGACGTCACATTAGCGAGCCCAGCAACCGGCGATTTTCTCAAGTACAACGCTGGCTCATGGGTGAATGACCCAATCAACCTTGGCACAGACACAGTTGGCAACTATGTTTCTGATATTACCGCAAGTACTGGAATTAGTGTTTCGCATACTCCTGGCGAAGGCTCCAATGCGACAATATCCCTAGCCAATACAAGCATTTCACTTAATGGTGCATCCATATCGCTGACAAGTGCTGGTGCTCAGACAATAACTGCTGCTGCAGGAACCCTTACTGGAACAACGCTAAACTCCACAGTAGTTTCATCAAGCCTCACATCGGTTGGGACAATTGCGACTGGCGTATGGAATGGAACTGCCATCGCTGTTGCGAATGGTGGAACTGGGGCAACCGATGCTGCAACAGCCAGGACAAATCTAGGCCTGGCGATTGGCACAAATGTCCAGGCATACGATGCTGACCTTGCGGCTCTAGCCGGATTGACGAGCGCAGCAGACTCGTTGCCATATTTTACTGGCTCGGGGACGGCATCACTGGCAACATTCACTTCCTTTGGCCGCTCACTCGTTGATGACGCCGACGCAAGCACAGCGAGAACAACGCTTGGGCTCGCTATTGGGACTGATGTTCAGGCATACGATGCTGACCTGTCGTCAATCGCCGCACTTACTGGAAGTTCTGGTTTCCTGAAAACCAATGGTGCTGGCGCATGGACAGTAGATACAGCAACATACTTAACTTCTTCTACTGGAGTAACGACAGTAAATGGTTCCAGTGGGGCAATTACCAATGTCGCACTCACAACAGGAACTCTCGGACAATTCGCCGCGACAACTTCTTCGGCACTTGCTGGTGTTATTTCAGATGAAACTGGCTCCGGAGCACTCGTATTCGGAACATCCCCATCAATCACGACAAGCCTGACGACTGGAAGCACGTCGTTTGACCTGCTTAATACGACCGCTACTACAATCAACTTTGGTGGGGCAGCGACGTCTCTGAATATTGGCAACTCATCAGGAACTGTAACAATTGCTGGAGACTTGACAGTCAATGGAACCACCACAACCATCAATTCAACAACACTGAGCGTTGATGATAAAAATATCGTTCTTGGCGCAGACAATACGCTTGATACTGCCGCAGATGGCGGGGGCATAACTCTCAAGGGTGCGTCAGATAAGACATTTAACTGGGTTGACGCAACAGATGCCTGGACTTCTTCCGAACATCTCAACCTTGCATCAGGAAAAGCGTATTATATTAATGGAACATCAGTTCTTAGTGGGACAACACTCGGTTCGGGAGTTACCTCTTCAAGCCTTACATCCGTTGGAACAATTACTTCAGGAACTTGGTCGGGTTCATTTGGTGCAGTCTCGGGGGAAAACCTGACGAACCTAACGGCAGGAAATCTTTCCGGAACAATTCCTTCATCGGTGATGGGTAACTCGTTCCAGGTGACTGGAGAATCCGGCGACAATACGGTAACCGCAAACAGCACAGCGACTGTTATTGACTCCGTGACTGCAAGCGGAACACTTGCTATCGAATATACGCTTAGGCTCACCCAAGGGACCAAGAGACGATTGTCCAAAATCCTTGTCAACCCAAATAGTGATGGTACGGACGTCGATTACGTTGAGTATGCTGTTATTGAGACTGGTGGCTCAATTAGTGGAATCTCGGTAACGGCAGATTATTCTTCGCCAAACTTTAGATTACTTGTCGCCGCAAGTGATGCCGCAACTACTAACGTAACAGCAAAACTTGAGAAGTTTGTAATGGTGTAATCATGGCTGTTAGTTCATTTAAAATATCAGATGACCTAAATCTTGATGGCGTAACATTCAATCTTGCCGGTGCAACATCCGGTCAGGTATTGACATACGCTTCCTCCTCAACGTCATTCACTCCAACGACAGAAAATCCTGTTGGTACAGTTGTTATGTATTCTGGTAGTTCTGTGCCGTCTGGCTGGCTATTGTGTGATGGTCAACAAGTTTCATCTGCATCTGCCCTGGGCACAATTCTGGGAACACGTTTCAACACGGGTGGCGAGACAGCCGGAAATGTTCGGGTCCCCAATCTCGTGACCCGTATTCCAGTTGCAATGACATCAAACACTGCAAACTCATTACAGAATTCAACTAGTTCAACAGATACATTCAATCATTCCCATACCGCAAATTATGGGACAAATGGCGTTTCTGTATCATTGGCACATTCACATACATCGGCTACCGATGGTGCTCATTCCCATTCAGTAACGAGCGACGATAAAGGCACACATACACATGGCGGCTCAGTAAGTGCTGGTGGTGCGCATACGCATACATATAATACTAAATTATCTGGTTCAACAACAAACACGGGATATTCTGACAATACGCACGAGCATGGGGCTACGTCTAATGATGCTGCGCATTCTCATAATGATGCTGGGAATAGCGCAAATCATACCCATACGGCTACTGGCAGCGCCAACTTATCGCACACTCATTCTATTACTTCCATTTCTAATTCATCACAAAATACGAGCATCAGCACGCATGGTCATAGTACCTTTGACGTAATGTTGGTAATGTTTATAATAAAGTCGTAATGATATGTCCTCTTCAAAGTTTTCGACACCCACAACACTAACTACCAGTAGTGTTCTCATAGATACTGCTGGCGTAAGTGATAAACGGAATCTTGTCTACAGTTCTATTTCTGGGAAATTCATCGCTACAGTGCAGGCCATTCCGGTCGGCACAGTAAGAATGTACGTCAGTGATACTGCGCCGAGCAATTACTTAATATGCAACGGTCAAGCAATTTCACGAACAACATACTCGGCGTTATGGGCTGTCCTTGGGACAAAATATGGAAGCGGCGATGGTTCAACAACATTCAATTTACCGAACCTAATTGATTATGCTTTCCCTTATGGAAGTGCATCCAACACAAGTCTTCCAACAACTCGCAATATTGGTTCATCCACATTTGATTCAAGCCATTCGCACAATACGACACTGTCAATTGCCGTAGATTCAGGTGGAAGCAAATCCCATAACCACTCGCATAACATAAGCGGCAACGAGTCTGTATCACATACCCATAATTTTGGAAATTCATCAGCGAACTCTGGTGCTCATTCGCATCTTGGACAAACAACATCAACGGCCCACAGCCATACATATGGAACGTCCAATACGTCCGGTAGTGGAAATACAGGTGGAATTAGTGGTAACCATACACACAATATAAACAATGCGTCTGCGAGCCATAACCATAACGTGAATGCGGCATCAGGACATACGCATCCATCAAGCAATGATGGCGGTACTCACTCATCGCATAACTTTAGTATTACATTTGACAGTAATACCTTAAGTCATACGCATACTTTAACCGTAGCCACAGGTCTATATTTTTATATAAGGTTTCAGTGATGGCTGAATCAACATTCCGAATCCCTTCAACAATCACAATCGACAACATTGTCCTAGACGCATCATCCCCCCTTGATGGGGAGGTGTTTGTTTACAATGGCACATCATTTGTAGCGGATAGCATTGTCCCAGTTGGGACAATTGAGATGTGGGCTGGACTTTCTTCAGCAATTCCATCTGGCTGGTTATTATGTGATGGTGGCCAGTATCCAATAGGAACAGTTGGTTCTCAATACTACGCACTTGCGCAGGTTATTACTACCCGCTATGGCAGTTACACAGATGGCAGTGGCAATGCTGGTAGTACGCATTTTAGGTTGCCTAATATGGCTGCATATATTCCATGCGGCATTACATCCGGGGCCAATGCTGGAGCAACTGGAATCGCATTTGGGAATACTTCACTCACACACAACCACTCCCCGAATAGTAGCGCAACCACAAATGCTGATGGTGGTTCGCATACCCACACAATGACAGATGGTGGTTCACACAATCACTCACTAGTTACGTCAAACTGGAATCATTCACATAACACTGGGGCCCCTTCGGCAGTACACCGACACACAATACCGGCAGGAAGTAACCCAGCAAACTCGTCTACTGGAAATACCGCACACGATGCCACGCAACATGGATATTTTTCTGTCGATAATGCTCAAGTACATAGCCATACAACTGGAACACAAAACGCGAATGCAAATCATGGCCATAATATCGATACATCAAACTCGCTAAGCCACACTCATACGTGGTCGACAAATGCAACTTCTACATCGGCAAATACAACTACACATACTCATAACATGAATATTGTTGCCATTTGTTTTATTATCAAGTTTTAGGAGACACAATGCTTGACAAACATCCCATGCACGAAGGCGGAATCGGGTATTACTTTCGCGAAATTGGCTTAACGGATTCAGTTGGTCTATTTAATTTCTGCAAAGCCGTCAAAGGTTATAGGTTTGAGGCAGACATAGATGGCGACACCAATGCTACATTCAACCGTTGTGACAATAGTGCACCAAGAAATGTGTACCTACCAAGCGCATTCCACGAATGGAATTATGAAATAGGGGTCTGCTCATGTGGCTCTACTTCAAAACCATACGGAACCACCAATGACCACTACACATGTTTGACACATTGCAGAATTTTTCGTGTACCAATTCAAACAGAAAAAGGATTCATTGTTTATCTTGAATACTTTAATCCCGAGAACGAAGATTACAGTATGCAGAATTCGGAATGTAATGGCAGAACATTTCAAGAAGTATTTCGTGGCATCCTAGAGTGGGCATGGGTTCATGAAAACATGGACAACAACGAGCCTGTTGCCGTTGCTGCATCGGAATTTATAAATGATTTGGACATTCCAGAGGATATCGAGAATTGGCTGTGGTCATCTGTGCCGGACCAAAAAGTTGCAAAGTATTTACGAGGCCACACCGATGCACGGATGAGGTCACAACTTGAAGATATTCCAGACATGACCGACGAGTTCAATGAATGGATTGAAGAACTCATTCTTCACCGCCCAACCATTTGGCCGTACGGTCCGAAATAATGGAAAAATCATGGACATAACTCAATACAATCACATTTATCCAGTTATACATGACTTTAATAGTTCGCGTTCGCTGGCCTTTACGTCGGTTCCTAATGAGTTCTGCTCTTTGCGCATTGACGCTACTGGGAAATTTGTATCGCCATATCTTTATTGTTTATTCAATGATGAAAGAGGCAACCTGTTTCTTGCAATGAACGAGGGAATCAATACGTATACATTCACACTTTTTTATAACGACGATGCACACGTAATTAATAATGTTAGGCACGAGAATATTGCTGAATTTATCGACAGACCTGCCGATTCGTCGGTGGGATTTTTCAAGTTCATGGATTCTCAGCCAGCCCGGAAATATAGTGAGGAACGATGTGATGCCGCTCGCAATGGTCCAGCAGTATTTTTAAGAGATGGACAGGTTCCCCTCGGAACTGCGGTCAATAGTTTGCGACCATTCGCGTTGAGCAATCTAGAAGTCTACTTTTCCCTACTTTCCGTTGATGGGGTTGGACATTTGATTTATGTCAAATATTTTGAAGGTCAGAACGACTCCAATGAAGTCTTTGAAACCAATGAAAGCGACTTGCCGACCGCTTCGCGAAGTTTGCTTCCAGCACTAAAACTAATCATTGAATGGGCTGAGATGACTAAGGAGCCGTGGTTTTCTCAAGAACCAGTAGCGCTTGCGGCACACGATTTTTTGGATAAGATTCGCATGCCCGGAGAAGTCAAGAATGAAATTGAGGAAAACCAAGACGCCATGAATGTCTACAGGTATCTGCGCGGAGAAACAAACGCACGACAACAACCACCAGTTGCTGAGTTGTCTGAGATGAAGCCATTAACAAGAAGGTGGGTCAAATCAAAATTGTTCTACGATAGTGTCAATCACCTCTACAGAAATATGTTTGCGTGATATGGCTGCAAAATTCATACATCAGGGTATCGCGTATTACGAAAACGGATTATCACATGAACTATGTGATGAAATATGGGACTTCTACTTTCGCAACCTTGATAAATCTTCTCCCGGAATCACGATTTCTGGTAAATCGGCTGGTCCTGACAACATAAAGTGGAAAAACACACTTGACCAAGATGTCAATAGGAATTTTCTCAATGAAGAAGAAATTCTCAGAGAACGTCAAGTCATTGATGAAAAGATTTACCAACAAATCAAGGCAACAATCACTGACTACCTTGATAATTTTCAATATCTTGCCACGGCACCCAATATTGAAGATACTGGATACCTGTGGCAGATGTATAAAAAAAATGACGGGTACTACAGGGAGCACATTGATGGCGAACAATGGTCATTCAACGTATATAACAGAGTTGCCGCAATTTTGTGTTACATCAATACAGTTGATGAAGGTGGAGAAACGTATTTTCGCTACCAAGACCTAAAAGTCAAGCCACAAAAGGGAGCAATTGTGCTTTTCCCAACATCATGGATGTATCCCCATGAAGCACTCGTTCCAATTTCTTCTGAAAAACTCATTCTTAGTTCATTCCTCATCTGCAACCCAGTTGAATTCCATGTGCACAAGGCGGAATAATTGATTTCAATAATTACGCCTACATACAATACGCCGCAGGACATTCTGGCCCGGACATGGGGCTCACTTAAGTCGCAGACGTTTACGGACTGGGAATGGGTTGTGTGGGATGACTCCACACATAATGAAACATGGCGACAAATCTATGGTTTCTGCTCCGACGAGCGATACAAGATTCAGATGCACCGCTCGCACGTTCACTCTGGCTCCATTGGTGAGGTAAAGCGAAACGGCTTTATGGTTGCCAAGGGTGAAATTCTGGTCGAACTAGACCACGACGACGAATTGACTCCAGATGCGCTTCAACTTATTAATGATGCATTTAATGAAAATCCGGACGTAGGGTTTGTCTACTCCGACTGGTGCGAAATCCTCCCCGACGGGCAATCCGGGCGCTATCCAGATGGGTGGGCATTCGGGTACGGCAGTGACTATTGGGACGACGAGCATGGCGTTTGGACAATGTGTGCGCCAGAACTCAATACCGTTACCATGCGTCATATTGTTTCGGCACCCAATCATGTTCGGGCTTGGAAAGCAGGCGTTTATCGCGCTCTCAATGGGCATGACTGGACACTCAGGGTGGCGGACGACTACGAACTATGCGTCCGGACTTTCTTGGCAACGGAATGCCTGCATATACCGAAAATGATTTACAAGCAGCACATATCTCCCAAAACGGCACAACGGCAGCACAATGCCATGATTCAAGAGAATGTCGCAGTTATTGCGAATAAGTACAAAGACTATCTTGATAGCCGATTTGGACAGTAATCATACGGCCCACTATTCTTGCAAACTAGAGCCATGCGCTAAACTAGGTATGAATCTTTCCCTTAAGAGGAGCATCAATGGCACTCTATCCAGCAACACTCTACGGACCAGCATTTCTATCTGCTTCTGCCGCTGTTGTCTATGACTCTGATTCCCCAACAACAGCAGGAACAACGAAATTGGACAACGTAACAATAGTTAAACAAATTATTGTATGCAATACTGATACATCGGCTAGAACATTTACACTTTACCTTGACACAAACTCTACTGCTGCGGCATCAGAAACATTATTCAATGCAGTATCTCTTGCTGTTAACGAAACAAAAATCATCAATACCTCAATCGTATTGCGAGCAGCCCAGGACCAGAAAATTATGGCTCTCGCTTCGGTTGCCAATAAGGTAACCATAACACTTGTTGGCCTTGAGGAGTACGCATAATGGCTGCATGGGAAGTCAATAGATTTATTACGATTAATGGTTCGGATTCCCTTGTTGAACTTAATGAAACGGAAACGCTGACCAACAAGACACTAACTGCACCAGTAATTAATCGCCCGGGCTTGGCGGTCACTCGTGAAGAGTGGACAGTTAGTGCATTGGCCATTTCCACATCGAGTGCTACTGCCGTAAATCTTGACCCATATACCACCAATACGTCTGCATGGATTTACACGGGCAATGCGACAAACTCGTGGGTGCCGAATTTTGGCCACGCCTCATCAACGAGTGACGCAACATCAATAAATACATGGCTAAATACTGGCGAAAGCCTTACCGTATGTGTCGCTGCCTATATTACCAATACCGCTGCATTTGCATCAACCATGAAAATTGATGGCCAGACAGCATTCACCCCAAATTGGCAGGGAGCACTAGCACCAAGCGCCGGAAATGCTTCATCGTATGACGTATACACATATACGATTATTAAGATTGATGCAACACCAACATACGTTGTCTACGCTGCCCGAACAAGGTTTGCCTAAATGCCGTTGGCTGTGAGTTTTGTTGCAGCCTGCGCTCGTGGACTGGGGCTGGGGAATGGGGAAGCGCCGCTTGCCCCATCTATCACTGCGCCTTCCAGTGATGACACAACATTAGCAACACCAATCACGGCAACAATCTCTTACACAATTACGCTCTCAACCTTTCCAATTTCTTACGTTCAGTATAAGTTGGATAAAATAGACTCATCAAATATCCCAACCGACGAGGGCCAATGGACTGGGTCTCTTGCTGGAGAAACTGGCTCCAACTCAGTAACACTAACTACCCGTGTCAATGCAAGTGGGGCTACTGAAAATATTCTTCACAATCAGAAGTATGCACTATATTTGCGTTCTGTTGACGCTGCTGGACAAACAGGGCCATCATCTACGGCAAGACGATTTACAACCGCCGCAGAGGCTGCCCCAACAGCAGCAACCCCATCAATAAGTTCAACTCAAGTATCTTATCCAACTGCTCCATTCCTTCAGTTCACTTGGGGTGCGGGAACCAATGGGACATACTCAATCGGAACTAGGCAGTATTCCGTTGTCGCAGGAAACAACCCTGGCGCAGGAACCTACACGACACTTTCCGGTTCTAGTGGCACGACATCAGTGACAGCAACTTCAAATGGAACTGCACTTTTGCCTGGTACGCAGTACACGGTCTACTTGAGGTATGCAGCCTCAAGTCCTGGGTCTACCAGCAATACTGCATATGCTACGCACACAACTGCTGCCGAAATCCTGCCGAGTGCCCCAACTGTCTCAATTTCTTCATGGGATGGAACCGATAATGACGAAGCAGGGTTGGGGCGTGAAAATGGCAGAACACAAATTGTGATTACGCGCGGCAACGTACCGACGCCACCAACGCCAACTTATCTATACAAGTATCAGTATGCGTACGGAACTTCATCCAACCCCACAAACTGGGCAGACTTCCCAACGTCAGGGCAGGCATCTTCAGTAACTATTTCTAGCCTTTCGAACGATACGACATATTATGCGAGAGTTCGCGCAGTATCGCTTGGTACCGGTTCTTCCGGAACTATATCTGGCAATGCGTCAGGAACCACAAATCCCGCACTACCACCTCAACCGACAATTGCATGGCGCTCAATGACGAGTTCATCGTATGGAACTGCACAGTTTACTTTGGGCAACAATGGTGGCTCAACAACTGCGGTCTATATTGTGAGACGCCCAACTTCTGGAACAAATACTGGAGCAACATCTGTTCTCAAAGCAACTGGTAGTCAGGATATTAGTGGCCTTGCATCTGATGGTGGTACGGAATACTACATTTGTCGTAATCAAAATCGTCTAGGTGAACAAAGTGAATCTGCAAGCGAACTTAGGTGGACGCGACCAACAAAAAATGTATCAAAGACGTGGCGTGGGAACGACTACGGACAGGCTCATTACTATCCAGACTATACATACGTCATACCAACAAATGCCTGCGAGCCATACCGGCTTTCTTATCTTTTCGGTCCAAGCGGTATACCCGACTCAGATGATGCACCTGGTTATGCAAGAGTCGATTACATGACAGCCACATTTAAATGTGGCATAAAACCTTCTGGGTATTCTTCATTTTCAACAACATCGCTATGCAATACAACCACGCTGCGTTTTAGTTATGCAACAGCAGGTAGCGAGGCAACTCAAAATGCTGCAAGGCCAACAGGGGTTTTTGGCGACACGGACAACCTTGGTGCAAGTGATAAGGCCCTTTTCCGTTTCGGAATCAGTATTGGCGGTTCAAGCCTGCATAATAAAGTCTTTTGGGCAACAGCAACAACAGGCAAGGGATGGCTTAGTGGTTGCGTATTGTCAAACTCCGGTGATTATTTTACTGGAAAACTTTTTGAACTTGTTGGGGTTGTAACAACTTCAGGAACAGTTGCGTAATTAATACAAACAGTAATTAACGTCATAAACACCAAATTGCTACAAATGTATTGGTTTTAAAAAGATATAATTTACTATCTAGTTAAGCAATAAGTGGGGAATATGAAAAAACGGGGACTTCTTTCATTCTGGCTCATTGCCGCCCTCGCCTGGTTTGCGCCAGCCAATGTTCATGCAAATGAACAAAACCTATTAGTAAATGGTGATTTTTCAGCCAATGGCGGAGGCTGGAATGGGGCAAGCGGAGGCGCAGAGTGCGCTAACGGCATCCCCAGTCTTGGAGTTTGGGGCGGTCAACCACAACTTACTTTCAGTTACATGCAAAATTCAGTATCTCAAGAGGTAACGATACACTCACCATCGGCGTTAGAACTTTCTTTTCTCGCGAATGGTCCTAATGGGGGCACATATAGTGCAACAATTTCTGATTCAAATGAGTCTGCAACAACTGGAGTACTAACAGCAGGTGCAAATCAGGTATCTAATCTAGCGGTAACTACAACGCAGAATGATGAAGTCGTCACAATCACGTTTGCTGGTAAAGATTCATTATTTTGGGCTGGATGTTATGGGCCAGTAATTAGGAGCGCATCACTGGCAGTAGTTACGCAGCCGACATCACTAGTTGTTACGAGTCTTTTAGATGATGGGTCTGTTGGAACGCTACGTTGGGCAATTACTCAGGCAAATGCTACATCTGGTGGAATCTATGACTCAATTCAAATTCCTGCAGGAACCATAACTCTTTCTAGTGCACTTCCAAATATCACGCAAAATGTAACAATTATTGGAAGCGGTCAAACTTCAACAGTCATTGATGGCGATAGTCAATTCCGTATCTTTAATGTAAATAACTACATTTCTTTGACAGTTAGTGATTTGACACTAAAGCGTGGCCAGAACACCAATGGTGGCCTTATCTACAACAACCGTGGAACAGTTATTGCGGATAGGGTTCGCTTCACCAGCATGACCGGGGGAAGTGCTGTTTTTAATAATAATGGTGGTGCCGTCTCCTATTACACTGATTCTACATGGGATTCCCTGTCAATAGGAATTGCTGGCGATTATGGCTCAACGCCACAACTGGCTTCTGGGATTACCTCATGGGCGACTACTGACGATTCCGTGTTTCAGAACCGTACTTATGTAACGCGTGGCACTTTTGAAAATAATACCCATGGTATCTATAACTATAGATTCACAAAAGTTATTGACTCAACATTTGCCAATAACTCAGGAACTGCTGCCAATGTCACTGGCCTCAACCGTACTCAAATAATAAATTCTGTCTTTACCAATAATGGAACTGCCATTTACCATTCAGCGTGGATTCCAACTGGCTGGAATATGGGTACAGATAATCGCTTGATTAGCGGAAATACATTCACTGACAATACAACTGCTATTTATTTAGATGACGGCTGGAATAATGGTCAGCGAAATCAGTCATGGTCAACAATCTCAAATAATATTTGGAGTGGAACTGGTGCGTGGATTACTTACCAGCAATGGGATGGGTTTAATAATATTGAATATTCAGCAATACCATCAACCGAGGGCACTCCATTTACTCAATTAAATAACACCATTCCTCTCCCTCCAACAACTACTACAACTACGACCACGACTACTACTATTGCGCCAACAACCACAATTACAACCGAACCAGAACCGGAAACAACAACTACAAGCGAACCGGAACCAGAGACAACAACAACTGAACCTGAACCTGTGATTACGGAACCAGAAACTACACTACCTCCTGATACAATACCTTTTGTACCAGATACTACTGATGGAGGTCCTGATGGAGGAACCGGAGATTCAGCCGACACAACGTCCCCCGAAACAACCGTACCTCAACCAGCCCCAGAAGAAGAAACGCCAGATACGACACTGGATACACCGATAGAAGACCCTGATGCAGGGCAGGTTGTCGATGACATCCTTGCCGAGGACCCATCACCAGATGAATTGGCCGATGCCGTCGAAAATGCATTGAGTGCTACCGAATCCGAAGAGGAATTGGTCAGCGTTGCTACGGAACTACTGGCATCAGATTTGGACCCTGAACAATTTGCTGCAGTAGTGGCAGAGGTGTTTAGTCAAGACTTATCAGATGAAGCACTAACGGAGTTGGTCACGGAAGTGTTCTCTCAAAATTTGTCAGATGAGGAAATCGCTGCAGTTGTAGACCAGGTTTTTACCGCCGACATAAGCGATGAGGCATTTGCTGAAGTACTGGATGCCGTCTTTGAAGAACCACTTAGTGATGAGGCATTCACATCAGTCATCGACGCAATCTTAGATGAACCAATTTCCGATGAAGCATTCGATGAACTCGTTGATGTGCTCGGTAGTGACACTGTTTCCGACGAGCAGGTAGTTGCTGCCGTTGACGCAATTATTGAAAATGGCCTGAGTGAGGCACAGTCCGTAAGTATTGCAACAAGCGGAGAGGTCCTTGAGTCAATTACGGGCGACCAGGCTTCTGAAATTTTCAATACAGTGCCGATTGGCGAGATTGCCGACGCTGAGGCAGTAGCACTTGTTGAGGCGGTACAGGATGCTCCAACCGAAGTCAAAGAAGCGTTTGAGACAGAGATTAATATTTTTGCTGCAGGAAACGTTGACACATATGTCCCACTTGGTTCTGAGGTTCCAGTTGGCACTAGGCGTGTCATTATTGCTGCTACGGCAGTTGTTGTTGCAGTGGCACCAGCACCAGTATCCAGAAAAGGGAGATAGCAATGAAACTTGTAAAGAAATTTTTGGGATTGCTTTGGGATGCGATTACGGAAATGAACTGGACTTTGTCTGGAACAATTCTCGTACTAATTACCCTAAGTGGAGAGACGCGTGACCTCGGACTGAAGTTATTCATCGCTTCAACGGTTATCAATCTAGCCCAAATAATGAACAGCAAACACAAAGAGTCCAAAGAGGCTGCTAACTCATAGCGTATAATTGGTAGAAACGTCTACTGGAGGCCCCTATGGTTTACCCTTACATCAAACTTGTGGTTCCCACTGCCCTAAAAGCGCATAAGAACGGTCAGTTGCCAGCCAATCTTCTCGCAAAAGTGAAGACTGGTGGCCAGATGTACGCCCCCGCTGCTGCTCAGTTTGACAAGATGTACGACGCTGCGCTTGCTGCTGGGCACAAATTACGAAATGTTGGCGACTACCGCTCATTTCAGGGGCAGTTGTCCATGTTTATGGACCGCTATCAGACGACTGATACGGGTCGTTCCCCTCAGGTGACCCGCCAGTACGAAGGCAAGACCTGGTATCTCAAGAAGGGGAAGGCCCCTAGTGCCGCCCCAGACCCCACTGGTGTCAAGGGCTCCAATCATGGCTGGGGACTAGCCATTGACCTTGGCTACGAGGCTGGCGGCAAGTTGCAGTCAATGGGTGGTGCATGCTTTGAGTGGATGTGCGCCAATGCTCCTAAGTATGGCTTCTATCTCCAGACCGCCGATAAGAACTCCAAAGAGTTTGAGGCATGGCATTGGCAGTACTGCATGGGCGACGCAACCCCCAATGGTGTTGCTGCTACACCCGCCGAGGCAATCAAGCCTTCTGGTGGTGCCGTTGAGGCTGGTCCAATGGAATTCAAGTACCCAGGAACCCCCGTCAAGAGGGGCTCAAAGGGTCCTGGGGTGATGTTGGTTCAGGCCATCGTCGGAGCAAAGGCTGACGGCGATTTTGGTCCAGGGACAGAGGCCAAGGTCAAGGCTTGGCAGAAGGCAAATGGCCTAAAGGATGATGGTGTCGTTGGGCCAGTCACTTGGGACAAGATGTTCTGATACCCCAAAAGAAAGGGGCAATATGAAAATTAAATTTTTGCTGCTTTCTTTGGCTGCACTTCCACTAGGGGCGCTTACATCATGTGGATACGACGGGCATTTCAGGTACTCATGTCAGGACCCAGAAAACTGGGAGAACGAAGAGTGCGTTCCACCGAAGTGCAAAGTGACCGGAACATGCACTTCAGACATTATTGGCTGGAACGAGGAGGGTACAGAATGACGGGTCGACGTAGATATTCCGAAGAGGAACTTGATGCACGACTCAAGTTTGTTATCGGTTGCATATTGGGCTCCGTACTGCTCACAACCACTATTGCAATTTTATATGCACTCATTTTTGTTACTCAACCAATTGGTGAACAGGCAGAAAATGACAAAATGTTTTTCGGCGTTTTGTCAAACGTCGCAACATTCATTACCGGAACCTTGGCTGGCCTGATGATTCAGGGTCGCAGCAAAAGAAGCCAGGATGATGCACAAACGCAGCAGGGGCATGAACAATGATTGAAGTCGTTGTCGCCCTTATTGGCGCAGTAAGCGTCATTCTCGTTGCCCTTGTTGAAAAGGGGCGGCGCGAAAACAAGAACGACCACAACCTTGTCGTTGAGTCATTGTCGCGTATTGAAACAAAAATTGATGGTCACATAAATGACCATGCAAAAGGGGAATTTGATTAACGAATAGTTAACACTTAAAGGGGAAAAATTGAACACCTGCACAAATAATAGAAAATGGCCTTTTGCTGCCATTGCCATAGCCATGATTTCTTCATTGTCGCTGTTTTCAGGGGAACTTCTTGCGACATCAATGAGCACTATTTCAGGAACGGATTTTGAGTCCGGAGATATGACTGGGTGGGAGAAAAGCCCAGTATCTGGCACTGGCGCACTAACGACCATCAACCAGGAAGGTAGCGGTGTAAATATTGCGACTGGGAACATTTCATTTAATGCACCTTCGCATAACGCCGTTGGTAATCCAACCTTAAGCAATGGTGAGCCCAACCCATACTATGCACCAGCAGTTGCTCCGACCACCTGGACATTCTCTCCATATGGAATATATGCAGCATCATTGCAGCCAAATGGCAGCCCCACTTTTGATAATGCCACCACCGCGTTGGGCCTCACGTCGGCCCAGAACACCGCGATTAAGGCACTCCTAACACAGCAGCAGCAAGCATCGGGTTTGGGTAACCCTAACCCCACAAATGCGGCATGGATAACAAAAGAAGTCACACTTAATGCAGGCGTGACCTACACAATGTCATGGAACTACATCGGTACCGACTATGTACCATTCAACGACGGCTCCATCACCTCGCTCGTTTATACCGGCACAGGGACAGCGCCACAAATTACTGTCAATAATGGCGTCGGCAACTATGCCCTACTTGGCTTCACAAACCCTGGCACTGGCGATTATTCAACGGGAACATACGGTTCAACTGGTTGGCAAACTTCCACCTATCAGGTTTCGGTCGATGGAACATACCGACTGGGTTTTGCTGTTTTTAATCTTGGAGATACTGGGCTCTCCCCAGTACTATTGGTTGACAGTCAGCCAGGCAACACAACAAAGAATGGTCAAGCATTTGGCGCGGTGGTCCCCAACAACCCCAATGCCCCAACTGTTCCCCCAACAACAGAAGCGCCCCCAGCAACAACTACGACAACAACGACCGTTGCCCCAACCACCACAACTACTACAACCACCGCTGCCCCTGCTACGACAACTGAAGCACCTACAACCACGCAGGCGCCCGTAGTTACGACAGAACCGACCACGACGACGATAGGTGTGCCGGAACTGCCAACAACAACAAATAATTCTGATTATTTTGTTGATGAGTTGCCATCTACTGGCGCAGATACCAATGAGATAAAATGGTTTGCTATAGCGCTCATTTGTACTGGTTTGACTGTAGCGCTTATTAGCAAAAAGCGAGGGCAATCCAATGAAGCAATTTGAGACATTAAAACCAATTCTTTATAGAATTCTGGCAACATTCACCGTATCTGGATTGGGTGTTGTCGGTGCTGGTGCAATAACAAATATTCCATTATGGAAAGCAGTCATGATGGCTGGATTTGGAAGTGTGGCACAAGTTGTCGAAGGTTTGGCCCGGGCATACCTGAATGACGGTAAACTATCAGTAGCCGAAATAGAAGATGTTTTCCATGGTGTGGAGGATTCACTCCCCGAGGAGAGCAAGTAGGCTGCGCTCAAAAACGTATGCTTAAATTATAAATCTCAACAGAGTTTCAGTGCCTGCAAAAACAGTACGATAGCCTCGCAATATGATTAAAGTTGACGATGGAGAGATGCTCTGGCATAACGATGGGCACTCAATATCGTTGCGCATCAATAAGTCTGATGTAGAGATAATGGAAACCCTGTGCCCGTCTGGACGAACTGGTGAGTGTTATCACGAACGTATTGGTTGTGTGGTGAAATACTTCATCAGTCGATTTGGGCTTGACTGCAATGTTGGTGTTTGTCAAGCAATGGCAAATCTACAAATCTGCTGGTCACTAGTAGGTGACCCTTATGAAATTGATGCATGCCAACTCTGGTTCGTACCCCTGGAGGATGAGGTCTTTTATGCCTGGCTTACGGCAAAAACTGGCAATCAGTAGACCTTGATTGCGTTACGCTGTTTCAGAATCTTCGCTATTTTTACCCTCTTGGAGTTACTCTCAGGAAGTTCGCACAAGCGCTCGTACTCAAGCGTGAGTTTCAATCGTTCAATGTAAGCCATATTTTCCTTGCGGTGGCGGTAGGACCACCCTGCCGTGCCTCCCCAAACCCCCGAGACTTCACCATTCTTCAGTGCATATTCTGCACACTTGACGATTACGGGACATCCCGAACAGTATCTTTCTGCCTCTCTGCGCATGCTACGAGCATTGACCGACTCCGGGTCAGGGAAAAAGATGTCCGGGTCTTCACCACGGCATTTTGCACGAGAGAACCAGGCAATAGTGGCGGTATTTTCGGGATTCATTAGGGGCCAGCATAGCGACGCTCGGCCCAAATTGCTACTCCTCGGGCGGAAGTGCTTCCTCGTCCATGTCGCGGAAATCATACGAATATCCAATGCCCTTGTAACTAAAGTGTTCCACGAGCCTGCCACGCTTATCGGTACCAAATAGTTCGTCACTCTTGATGTTGATTCCCTTTTCAGCAAGCCATGCAACAAGTTCGCTGGGTTGAATTCCTAGCGCCCTTGCAACGTCTCGACGAATCGTACCCATCCGGGTCGTTGTCAATTCGCCGGGCGACTTCCCCTTGAGTATTTTGTACATTTCCCCAAGTATTTCATTCTTGCCCTTACCTGCTTCAAGCATCCTCAGTGCAGCACTAATGGCACCACTAATTGCATTTTCGCTTGTTGGTACCTTCTGGTAGGCGCCACGGGATGACACTACCCCCTCAATAAGTAGCCGTATGCCAGCCTCTGGGATATTTACTTTCCTAGCAACGTCAGCGATTGCGTCCCTCTGCTGCTGGTTATTGGCTTCCATCGCGCGCATAAATTCTGTGCGTACCTCAGATACAATATCTGCCCATTTTGCGCTTTGTCGTGGGTCGGCAAGCGGCGACTTTCCGAATATATTCTCCAGCCCACGGAATGGGTCACTTCCAGCAGTTGCATCCCCACCACCCTTCGGGTAGAGAGCATCAATAACTTGTTGAGTAGCCCCAGCCCTACCCTTCCATCGCTGGTCAAATTCATCCTTGAGCAGTCCACCAAGAACTCTATCCGCAAGCATTCTGGCAAGAATTGGAGACAACCCATCTAGTTGTTGGAAAATGTCTTCTGCTAACTGTTCTTTTCTTCCAACTTCAAGATTTTTTCCAATTATTATGCCCTCAATATCGCTAAACAGTTTCTCATATACTTTCTTTGCATCTTCCTCATTGTCAAGATTTGGCAATTTTGCAAATCGACCCTTAGTCGCAGCCTGTTCGGCAACATCAATGGCTGATAAATCACCAACTACGTTCGCTGCAATATTGGTTTCACCAGTACCGGCACCCTGTTCTGATGGCGCTTGGTCAACTCCACTGCCACTCATACCTATGGATATGTCTGCTCTTTCGGGGTCATTGTCGTCATACGTTCCAAATGTGTCGCCAAATTCACCGCCATCATCACCGCTGCCCATCGGCTTATCCAGCGATAACGGCAGTTTTTTCCTTTTTATGATTTTTTGTTTTCCTGTAGCAGGGTCAATCAATGGAACCCTCTTGCCGTCGGCGTCCAGAAGGTCAGTGCCGTCTGCTGCTTTTTCCCACTGAAGTTCATTCTCAATAACGAAATTCTTTTGCTTGGCCTCTTGTCGCGCTAGTCCGCCACTGACAGTTTGTGCCAAAGCGTCAACCATCTCTTCGATTGTGTTTCTGCGCGGTTTCCCATTTTTGTCTTTAGAGAAAGGATGCTCACCAAGTGGGAATTTTAAAGCCTCGGGAAAACCCAAAACACCACTTATCTTACTGTCCCACCAGTTTGTACTTCCGTCCCCATCCACAGGAACCCATGCCAGGAAGGAGAAGTCGCCCCTCTCCATCATTGGGACGTAGTTTGCGACAATGGCCGCAAGAATCTCTTGACGCATATCCTCCGTCATGCCAGCCTGTTTTGCAGAAACGCCAGAGGTGCGTGGGCCGTCGTATCCAGTCCATCTAAAATCCCTGCCCTGGACTGCGGCCATGACGGCGGGAAGCCAAGTGTCTTCGGTGAACTGCTTTAGTTTGCGTTGTTCTCTTTGACTCAATGGCAAGCCATCCTGTTGCGGAAAGAGTGATTCACCCAATTTTCTTCTTCCCTCGCTGGACGAAGAGCGAGTTGAGCGAGTTGACAGCAATGTCAACTCTGGGGTGAATGTAGCAACCTGGTGGTCACGACTTACGGCCTTGCCGATTGACTCATTCCCTTGCGGTTTCTTGAGTCCTGAAGAATTGGATTTCATCCGGTCATAAATGTCCTTGCGGACAGCCGAATTTCTTTCATTCTTGAATGCCTGGTACAGTGGTTCGTTTTTCTTTTTTGCAGCCAATGAAGCCTTGGTATGGAATTGAATTTCGTAATTCAACCCAAGAGGGTCTTGAATCATTGCGTTCACGCCACTATATGGGTCTCTTGACTGCCAGTAGTTCCATGTAGTTATTCGTGACCCATCTGCCCTCAATGTGGATAGTGCAGATTTGACAAAGTCAGAATAGTTGTCAGCATCATTTACAACAAACGTATAGCGCAATGCATCATTCATCTGTGTTGCTGTTGATGCAACGTCACCATCGAAATTTCCTTTAAGCCGCTCAATCTTTTTCGCTAAGGAATCCAGCGTTTTGAACCTATTGTCCAAGTCGGCGAGTTTTGCCACGCCACCAGATGCAGCCTCAATATCTTTTATCTTCTTTGTTACTTCTGGTTCATTCTTTCTAATTACTTTTTGTACTGCCTTTGCTGCCTCTACCGCATCTTTGGCAACGCTCCGAGAACTACCTGATGTGGAGCGCAGCGAAGAAATTGCAGGAGACCCAGGCAATGCTGGTCGAACCCAGGGAGTGCCCTCTTGCACTATGCCATCATTATCACCATCAATAGCATTCGGGTCATATTTTTCAACCGAACGACTTGCTCGCCTAATGGTTTGGCCCAAACCCTTGGCCTGCATCCCGGAACCAGAACGGACCATGGCCTCGAAGTCGCGACGATTTTGTTTAATTTGTTCAGCAAACTCTGCATCTTCCTCTGGTGCCGTTGACGAATTAATGATGTCTTCATCAGGGAAGTATGTTGCGATTTCTCGTGCTTTCTTGTATAGCCATTTTGCATACTCGTTCGCATCATCCATGGAATCGAAGCGGCCTAGATGCCCGCCGGTCTTCTTGTAGAGACGAACCGATTGCTGGTCCGTCATGTCTTGACCAATCGGATTTATCTTTGGAAGAATTGCATGAACTGGACCGTCCTGATACACGTGCATTGATTGCCCGACAGATTTCATGTAGGAGGCATAATTATTAGCAGCAATATCTATATTGCCTTTTTCTGCTGGTGACACGGGAGCGCCATCCCCATATTCGGGCATCATGCTTCCGTCAAATAGTTTCTGTCGCATTGTTCCTCCAGCATTGGGCGCCAATTTGCATCCCAGTACAACAACAATAATAGTATGAAATTCAACTGCCCACAGGCATCAATTACTTGCCGCGAGCGTTTCTGGATGCCCCTGCAGCGCGTTGCGTATTGGAGACGAACTGTCTGCCCTTTTTGTCACCCGATAACTTCTTGGCGATTGTTGCACGCCTCTGTGCGGGGGTTAAGCGCTTCCAGGCAGCCGCAGGAAGATATCTCGTCATCCGCCCTTTCCTGAGGGCTGGCTTTCCATCGGCAGTTGTCCACCGTTCACGTGTCCACTTCTTAAGTGACCTTTGGGTCTTTGCGGGCTTACCCCTATAGCCACCACCCGCGCGGCGATATTCCTGTGCCACTAGTTGCGCTTTTCTTGCGGACCACTGCCCAGCACGCCCGCCACGCGAGCCAGCCATAATCCTTTTCTTAATTGATTCACGCAATTCCGGCTTAGTATATTGCATCTTTTTTACCGAAACCTGGGATTCAACTACGTCCAGGAACTCCAGTGCCTTTATTGTTGCTGGTGATAAGTCTTCATATTTTGGCGACCCTAGCCCGGTGGGAACTTTCACCACATCGTTGGGAATTACTGCAAAACGACACTTGCCCTCTGGCTCAACGGGCAGAGCAATCAACTTGCATTCCGTGCCACCCTTCCACATGATGCAGTTGGAGCACTTAACGCCAATATGTCGCTTGTCGTTCTGCGAGGCTGGCTTATACCCGGCCCACACTCCGTCCCCGTCCTGGTCAAACTTTCCATACTTCCGAACAACTGCCAGCAACGAAGCCGCAACAGCGGTCTCCTGCTGGTCAACGAAGATTTTGTCACCCTCTTTGGGGGTATCTATGACAAGGCGCATGCCGCCCGACAAAAGTTTGAGTATTGGCGAAGGTTCTCCCATGGGCCCATTATCCCACAATTTCCATAAATCTACAGGTCGTCGTTGTCGAGAATTTTCTGCCTATCGCTCAAGCCCTTGACCTTGACCAACCTAAATAATTCCTGACGACCAGATTCCGTAATTGCGTATCTTTTATTAGGAAATTCTCGCAAAAATCCATATTTGACCAGGGTCTGAGCGGACCTCTCTACCCTACTCGGCTTTTCTAATGTAACAACAACACGAAGTGCTTCTTCCGCAGAAAAAGGTGTTGTAAAAACTTTCGCGACCATAAGCAGGTCATGGGTGATGGAATTATATTTTATCATTTGTCATTAAAAGTGCCAGCGTTTTGTAATCAGGGTGCTGATAGAGCATCTCCAGATTTACTGAATACTTATTGTTCCTCCCGTTTTTCTCGGTCGTGAGGATACCGGCATCCTGCCAGAAGGCAACCGCCTTCTCTATCGCTGACGGGGAGACTCCGAGTATTACCGACAGGGCGACTTGAGTAATTTCGGGGTCTGCGATGATGGTTATCAGAACTCGGCCATTGACGGAAAGAATGCCACCCTTCCTGAGTAATTCCTTTGACTCACCCCACGTTGTTAACAAATCGTAAACATTCATTGCCGAATCCCATCGATGTAATTACTGTTTCATCAACACCATATACCACAACCGTGGAGGTTCGGACATGTTGGCTAGCAAACTCAATACGCTTGAGGAAAAGGGCGGAGGGTGTCGCGTGAAGGAAATCATGGCGTCCCTAAACAAGGATGATGCACGAGCCCTTGATTCCGCCATTCGTAATCCAGGAATCTCAATTCGGGGAATCTATGGAGCACTTCGGAGTGAGGGAATCATCGTTAGTCGCGATTCCATTGCCAAGGGCAGAGATTGTGCGACTAACCCCAATGCATGCAAGTGTGGGGCGTTCTCCGAGGGAGGAAAGCAATGAATCTCTCAGACAAACTGGATGCCGCCATCCAGAAGGACGCAAGCAATAAGACCCTTGGTGCTATTGCGGAACTTCTCAATAGAAACAAGATTGATATTGAGGAAGTTGGCGAAATCAAAAAGATTTCCATTTATCAGTCATTAACCAAGAATGAGGCAGGGGAAGCGGAAGTCCATGACCTCACCGCAATCCAAATCAGCCCCAAGTGGGAAACCGGCCCAGAGTGGCAGGTTGTTCAGCGTGGACCTGAAATCAGAATTCCAAAGGCAAGCGGCAGCCCGGCGAAGTTGGCAGAGTACAAGACATGTGTCGTTGTTCCGGATATTCAATTTGGATTTTTCAGGAATCGCGATGGAATCCTGGAGCCAACTCACGATGAGGCGGCAATTACGGTTGCGCTCAACATCATCGCTCATGTAAAACCAGACCTAATTGTGTGCGTTGGAGACAACTTGGACTTACCCGAAATGGGCAAGTATGTGACGTACCCGAGTTACGCCCTAACCACCCAAGCAACAATTGATAGGGCAACTACTTTCTGCGCAGAAATGAGAGCCGCTGCGCCACACGCCAAGATTGTTTGGCTTGCTGGTAACCACGAAGAGCGCATGCCCAAGTACATAGTTCAGAATGCGACGGCCGCTTATGGACTTCGTCGTGGGAATACACCAGAATCATGGCCCGTTCTGTCTGTTCCATTCCTTTGCAGAATGGATGAATTCGGCGTCGAGTATCGTCCTGGTTATCCAGCATCAGATATCTGGGTAAATAAGAAGTTGCGCATCATTCACGGCGACCGAGTAAAGAGCGGTGGCTCCACGGCTCACGTATATTTGAATGCCGAAAAGAGTAGCGTGATTTACGGACACATCCACCGCATTGAGTGTGCTTTCAAAACACGCGAAGACTGGGATGGGCCACGAACAATCATGGCAGCATCACCTGGATGTCTTGCCCGGATTGATGGTGCCATTCCCAGCACTAAGGGTGGCGTAGATTTGGACGGACGACCCTTGACTCGCCACGAGAACTGGCAGCAGGGCCTCGGCATAGTCACCTACGAAGATGGTGGGGACCACAAGTTTGCCTATGAGTGTGTTCCGATTTACTCCGGATGGGCAATGTTTAGAGGCAAAGAGTTTGCCGCATTACCAGAGACAACAACCAAGCCTGCTACAAAGAAAAAGTAGGAGGGCCAATGACAACCGTTGTTGCCATTCAGGGTGATGGATTTGTTGTCATGGGAACAGACAGCAGGCTATCTGCGGTAGACACAAGTGGATTCGTGACGAGAATCCACACCATGAACAGCAATGTTTCCAAGATTAATCAAATCAATGGGATGCTGATAGGCATTGCTGGCGACGTCAGGGCAATCAATCTTGTTTCACATTCGCTGCAAGTGCCTCAGGCGTCAGCCTCACTGCGAGGGAAGAAACTTGACGACTACGTCACCAATAAGTTTATTCCTGCCCTTCGCTCCTGTTTTGATGCTAATGGATATTCGGCGCCACAGAAAGAGTCGTCAGAACACGTCGCCGAGCAAGGCTCTGAAATATTGCTTGCCGTCAACTCGGTCATTTACCAGATTGATAATGATTACGCGTGGAGCAATGATGCTTCGGGCCTATACGCAATCGGCACGGGCGAGCAATACGCAATAGGTGCCCTTGCTGCGCTCCTAAAGACAAAAGTTACGGCAGTTGCAATGGCAAAAAAGCATTGTCTGAATGCCCTTGCAATCGCTGCGAAGTTTGACCCGCACACCGGTTACCCCTACCAGACCTTCCAACAGGAAGGCGCTGGTACTGTGCGCAGAAATTCTAAAGCAAAAACCGAAGTGAAGGCATGAAGTGAGCATTGAACCACCACTATTCCAGACTTTTGCATGGATGGATGATGCCAACTGCCGAGGGAAAACAGAAAAGATGTTTCCTCGTGAACACAAGGATATCACCTATATCGTTGAGGCTCGCGCCTTGTGTGCCGATTGTCCAGTAAAGTCTCAATGCCTAGAGTATGCACTTGAGTTCCCGCCCGCCGACATGCATGGGGTATGGGCTGGCCTAACTAGCAGGCAACTTGCAGCAGAGCAACGTCGAAGAGGTGCGGGCCCCAAACGTCCCACGCTTGCTCAAATGTGGGGCGATTAAATTTTCTGACCACAGGCACGGAACAAGATTGACGACTCATCAGTCAATTCCTTGTTCTGTATAAGTAGGCCGATAAATGCAGCATCGTTAGGGATGTTGATTGATTTAATTTCCAGGCTATCCAGCACTCGCAACAATTCGGCGACATCGGGCTCTCCGCGCTCTCGGGTTCCACGCACGATACACACCATGTACTTGGAGTCAAGGGCAATCCAAAACACACGTCCTGGAATCAGTTCCTTTTTCATCCTCATCATGTCAATGAGTTGACCGATATCTGGGAAAAGTTTAATCACGCCGGATTTTTCCTCTCCCGTTTCATGGTCAAGTAACGCCAACACGGCGTCAGCATCAACGCTGGTGATTGCAACTTCTTCTTGTATCTCTACAGTGCTCATTCAATCCTCACATTACATGTGTCACAAAATGTCATACCCTGGAATTCTACTAACTGTATATCGCATTTTTGCTTCCCGCAAGGCTGCAAGACCGTTTCGCCAGTGAAGTACGAGCGTACGACATCAAGTGGCTCGGGAAGGGAGAACTGTGCACTTCCCGGCGGTGGGATTCCCCTCTCCGAGCGCATGTGCTCCCAGGTGCAATAAAGGATGTATTCCGCAAGCGTCATATTATTGCGTTTTGCTGCAGCAAGAATTTCATTCTTGAGCGAACCCTTGACGCGCAATGCGATGTTATATAGGCGGTCAGGATGCTTGGCACGAAGAGCCTTCTTACCCATCGCTCGACAACCAAGGGAATAGGTAGTACCACTCGTTCGGATACCAAATGATTCGTCCAAAAGGTTTCTCATTGCTTACCATGACTCTTTTTATCCAGCGGTCAGTTCCGTCATAGCGCGAAGTGAATTGGGTACGACCGTGTGCCGTGGTCCAGTTGTCGATAATTAAAATCTCGCCAGTTTCTAGGTAAATTGTGCTTTTATTCTTCTGAATAAGTGTGGTGAATTTGTCTAGCGCTTTTTGTGCTTCGGGTGTCGTTCCTCGCATTGCTGTCCTGTCATACTTCATCTTGGTGCCACGCTTATTGATGACTTGCCTCCTCACCTCCTTATCCTCTTCGCCTTCGTCAAGAAAACTCTTATCCACGCTGGTCATGAATGACCTTTTGCTAAGTATCTGAATCTCGTCTTGGTTGAGTTCGCCAATAACTTGAGATAGGTCGCAAATTGTTGTTCCTGCCGCAGGGTCTCCTCTGAGGCAAAAAAGCACCACAAACCGAGGGGCCTTAGGATGGAAAGCCGTCTCTGTGTGCATTTCTAGTTCAACTTTTGATGATGAGGAAATCTGTTCAGTCTCATTTTTTCTAATTGGGAACAAGTCCTGCACCAATGCCCCACCCTGTTCTTTATCAAATCCGTAAGGCTTCCCGAAATAACTTGCGTAATTAAGAATCTCCCTATTCAGTAAGTCATTGACTTCCGAATTCGGCACTGGCAACGATGATGGAGTTGGGATACCTCGGAGAATTTCCTCTACATTGAGGTTCATTACGTGCTTATCTCTTGCAACCAAAATGGCCATCTCATCAACCTTCCGTATCCCTCTGTACGAGCATTGTGATGTATTCGGTGATGGTCATTCCGTAAGCCTGAGCCTGCAGAATAATAAGTCGCTTCAGGTCTGCATTTATCTTCATCGTGATAGTCGCTCGCTCTGTTGTCGGCAACTTCGCTGGGCGTCCAGTATTTCGCTTCATTCTTCCACCTTGTATACATCAGCCAAAAAGTTAGCGAGTCGTTCCGAGTAGATGCCCATGAAAAACTCTCTGTCACCGTTTGTTGAGAGTCCAAATGCCATTGAACCCAGTGCCTGCAAGGTGGACCCAAGAACTGGGTGCATTTCCCCTGAAGAAGAGTGCGTCCCTGAGTTCATACCCTGAATCAAGCGCTGGAGTTGCGCCCATGCCTCCTGCGGAGACGGAGGCATAATGTCCAGGTTTCCCTCCACAACTGCCCTACGAATCATTCCTGGTGTTGGCATGAATTTGGCGACTACAGCCATTCTTGTAAATCTCTGACGAACCTGCTTGACATCAAGGTCGCGCAATAGGTTCCACCAGGCACGAAGAATATAGTCTCTGTCGGCCTCATAGAATGTCTGATTGAAAGAGGCATAAACCTCCCTGACGAAGTCTTCTAGTTCTACCTTTGTCATATCTAGAAGTCGCCTTTTGCTTTCTTGCCTTCACCACGCTCTAGAAACATCTCCACATGTTCCACATCTCGAAAGATGAGTGTAATGTCGTCGTACCGCTTGTTTGCCTTGTTGCGACCCATATGAAAGTCTGATGCCGCGCAGCCATCTATCGCCTGCTTGCAGAGGTCTACGCCATAGTCGGCAATCGCCCATTTCATTTTGCGAACGCGCTCTATGTCCAACTTCGGAACCCTGGCCTTACCGGGTCGCATGACCGCCACCCAATGCTGGTAGACCTCATCCACCTCTTCTTCAGATACCCCTGCACCCTTTTTGTTCTGCTCAGGGCGAAGGTATGGAGATGCCCTCCGCTGCTTTCTCTTCTTATTCGGCTCGTGTGGAATTTCCTGCATATCTAGAGTCAGTCTAATGACCACCTCATCCCCTTTCGTGAATACATGAATCTAGTCTCGCGCGTGTGCGTGATTCGACTTCTGGATTTTCGAATCGAAGTTAATCGACCCATTCCCGTTGAGTCAAGGAGATG